CTGTCAGAGCCTTTATCGTTTGGTTTAGTGTTAGTGTTGTTGCCATGTTTTTTCAGATAAATCTGCAATTTCTTTTGGTTTTTTAAGTTTGCTTGTTTACTCATAACAGCATGGTGGATTATCGCCCTGATATATGTATTTAAAATCTTTATAATATTTTCTATCCCCACAGCAAGTATCATCACCCAAATAAATAGTTGAATGATAACCATCATGTTCAGGTCTTACTGTATCAATACCAGAACCGGGATTCAAGTAAAGAGGGAAATTACCTTTTGATGATTGCTCTTTCAAATACTTTATTAATCTTTGTTTATAATATTCTGCTCTTCCTTTATATCTGTTAGCAATATCAATCATGTCCTGCATAGAAGGTGATTCAAAATTTTCACCTGTTTTTCTTAGCAGTCCTTTGTTATAATATTGAAAACTCAATCCCTGTGGCAATTCACTTAAAACAAAGTTTACTAATGTGTCCACTATATAATCATTCATCAGGGTTATTTCAGCCTGAGTCAGATTATTGTTATTAATACCATCCTGTAATCTATTGTAAAGAGCAGAACCCAAAGCAGGTAAAATATAGATATCCTGTGCTGCTTTAATTTCAGGCAGGATCAATTTTTCATCAACATTGTTATGCAATCCTGTTCTGTCTTTGATCGTATCAACCGATATGAAAAGTATGTTTAAACTCATTTTATTTTCTTGTTACAATGTTAGAAACCCATTCATGTCTGCAAGATGGTGAATGACTGCCATTAGGCTGAGTCCACCAACCTCCCCTTCTATCCCAAACAGAATATCCTAATCTTGCACTCATTTGTTCAATCTCACTTCTGGAATACATTTTATTTGCCTCCATTAGATATTTACAAAACTCTCTTGAGGGATGATTAATTGTATCTTTTTGATTTGTTGGGATTCCCTTTTTCCATTCATATGAATACCTAATCAGAAACTCAGTTGTTGCAGGTTTTATCTTTTGTACTATCTCAGAAATAGGAGCAGTTAATGTTCTTTCTATAACTACATTTGAATCAATACCCTCTCCAATAACAGACTCTTTAATATTTAAAAACCCATTTTTTTCGAGTGAATCTATTACTCTTTTAATTGATCCTACATCTTCTTTTAATGTATCTGCAATAACTTCTGGAGTTATTCTTTTGTCCTTAGCAATTAAATCCAAAACATTAGATTGTAATTGCGTTACATCAGCAAACAACTCAACATCACCAAAAAGATGTTTGGTTTTCCAGATATTAAATTCGCTTTTATCTTGACCAAATTCGAAAAACACCTGAAACTGATCAGCAAAATTTTGTGCAGGCTGCTCAACAGGTTGCTCAGGTTGCTGATATTTACTCATGTCAATACCAAGTTTCTCAATGATCCATTCTTTCGGAGCAACTTGCAAAATGGTTGACTCGCTGAACTCAATTCCAACAGGTTCAGTTGCTAAGATTTTCAAATCTTCTGGGTATCCTGCATAACCTGATAACATATTAAATGCAGCCTCCAAAAACATTTGCTTACCATTAACGTAAGTATTTTTGAAAATCTCATATCCATCCCTCATTTCAGTTCTTGTTCCTAACTTACCTGCAACTGCAATACCGAAAATTGATGGAGTTGTAACCTGATGACCGCTAAATATGTTAGTCTGGATCAATTCATCAACTCTGCCAAAGTCCTCTTTTGTCAAATCAGACTGCCCTAAGTCATCAACTATTGGTTTTCTGGATGCATCATTTACAAAGGCTAACATATATTTTATACCATCAGCACCTGTATAAGTGTTCTTAAACTTATTGTGTACAACTCTCTGCTCCTCAGGTGAAGGTTCACCATTAGGAAGAGTAATCAATTTACTCGCAGAGAATCCTGTTTTGGCATTGCCTAAAACGTGCTTAGAAACCTCAATATCAGACTCAATATAGTTCAGAGCACCAAAGTAAGAAGGCAGGGAATAAACACCTCCATTAGGTCTGTATTCCTTTAAATAAAGTATTTGTTTTCCCTGTGGGTTCTTAGGATTAAAAGCAGGATAAACCTCATATTTCTCTTTAGTATCTTTCCAATCTTCCTTATACCAGAATTGAGTATTATCTTTATTTGTTCTGAACTTAGTATAATCACAATGCCAAATCTCAGAAACCTTTCCGATTCCCCAGATTACCTCTAAGTATGCACCTCCAAATAACTCAATATCTAAGCTAACCTTTCTGGAAAGATCATCCAGACTTTCACTCCTGTTTGGGCTATCAATGAAAGGTTGACTTTGCTCACTTCCTACCCATCCGTTTCCGATAATGTAGTGAACTTTATTTCTTACAATTGCATTGTGTTTTGCAGACTTATTAAAAAGTTCTACCAGATATGTTGGATAATCATTTCTATCCCCATACTGCATATAACCTTCACCTTTCTTTTCCCTGTATTCAGGTTGTTTAGCCTCTGCAAATTGTACTAAAACGTAGTTTCCTATGTTCTGATTACTTATCATTCTCTTATTTTATAAGTGTCTGTAGTTGCATACTCAGTATATACTGTAGCTGCCTGATTTAACATCATTATTCCACTTTCCAATTTATTTAAACCTGCAGGATTTGTATTTGATGTACTTACCTGCTCGTAAACATCATATGTCCATTGACCATTAAGGCTGCTGCCAAAATAAGTATTTGTGACAATTGAAAATTTATTATATCTGTCTTTATATTGACTCACATCTGCAGCATTAAGCAATACAAATTTAACCTCAATATTTGAACTCCTGTTAGTAAATATGAACAAATAATTAGGATTTGACAATAACTGTTTCTCAGTTAAAGTTAAATATATATACTGAGTTTGTCCCTTTGTTAGTTGTATCATCAACTATAAATGCAGAAAAGGTTGGATATTAACAAAAAAAATGCCCCACCTAAAAAGGTAGAGCATTAAGACTTAGAATCTATATATATTATGAACCTGCAGTTGTAAGTTGACCTGCAACTGTAGAGTTTACCTCAGGAGCAAGTTCTGGTTCTTTTGCTGTGAAAGTAAGTGTGTAACCACTTCTGTCACCTTCTGCAGTACCTGATTGAGATGAACCTGCTGTGATGTCAAGTCCTCTTGTCAATCCTAAGTACCAATATTTACCATTGTTATCTTTAGCTACAGCAACTAAAAGATTTTTAGCTAACAACAAGATTTCGTTTCTTGTATTTACTTGAAGTTTATTTAAAACAACTGTCAATTCCTGCTGATAAAATATTGTTCCGTTTTCAACAGATGCATTTATATTCTCAACAAAATTTGATGTCGCTTTGACTAATTCATATTTGTAGAATCTCTTTCCTGTATCTTTTGTAAGAGCAGTAACCACTCCACCAGATACTGTGTAAGATGCCACATCTTGAGATGCCATGAAATAAACCTCAACAATGCCACCTAAAGAATCTTTACAATCTAATGTGTAGCTCTGACTGAGTGCACACGACATATTAAATAAATTTATTGTATTTAAAAATAGGGCAGTTTTTTAGGCTGCCCTGTATATTATGCAAGGATGAACTTCACAACTTCATCAGGGAATGCAATGTTCACACCCATTTTGAACTCAGATACGAAACGAACCTGATCAGCTTCTTTTGCGTAGAAGATTTCAAATTTTTCCTCTTCGTTCAAAAGATCAGTTCCGATAAACAAGTTACTCAATCTCATTGCGTAAACTTTGTTTGTACCATTCAAACCTGCAACCGCAACCACTTTGATAGTTGTACCTGGCAGGATAAATTCGCTGTCAGCTTTAACATCAATTGAGTAGTGGAATTGGTTAGCATCTTTCAATGCAACTGTGTAAGTTCTGAACAAATCTTGACCGCAGAAGATAGTCATATCATCAGCAGCAACAACTTGAGCAGGGATTGCTTTGTAAACACCATCAAAAATGCTGATTACGTTAGCAGCAGTAATGCTTGACAAAGGAGCACCAGAAATGTAAGTTGATGCATTCGCAGCAACAACACCAGATGCAGCACCGATCAATTTAACCAAACCATCAAATTTGTTGAGGTTTACGTTAACTGAATCAGTATCACCTTGCCAAAGAGCAGTTTCAAGTTGAGCAGCAATTCTCTTAGCTTTCTTTTCAGAAAACTCTTGTTCGAATGGAATGCTGTCATACATTGAACCTGTAGGCAATGCTTTTTGCAAGTACTTAGCCTCAAGGTCTTTTGGACAAAGAGCCTCGTTTACTTTAATTTTTCCAACAGTCACAGTTCTTTGTGTGAAAGTTGTTGAACCAGATGCAGTAAATCCGCAAGATGCACCGCTTTGGAAAATTGCATCAGTATCCATAATATTGATGGTTTCAGATGATTTAACACCTACCATCACGTTACCTGCACTCTTAATTAAAGATGCAGTTTTAGCACCAAGCACAGATGATGTAACCAAAAGTGCTTCGTTTTGTTCTGTGTAATCTGCTAATGCAGAAACGTTAAATGCCATTTTGTTTTAGTTTTTAGAGTTTAAAATTGCGTGTCTGTATTTATTAAGTCTTTCGAACTTAATGTCTTTTGTAGCTTCAAATTTGAAAGATTGTGGCTTTTCAATTGGATCAGCCTGAGGCATTTTAGTTACCTCTTCAATCAAATCAACTACCTGAGAAAAACCTTGCTTTGATTTATCTTCAATAGAAGATATTTTTTCATTCAAGGCTTCAATTAATCCGTTCATCTCAGAAATTTTTGCAGCAAATTCTGCAGCCATTTCCTCCATTTTTTTGTCTTTCTTTGCTTCAACTTCTACCTCTGGCATATCAGCCTCTGGTTTTTCTGCAGCTTCGATTTCAGTAATCTTACCACCTAAAACAGAGATTTGTGAGCCATCAGCAAGTTGATGATCACCATCAGGAGCGAATGAGCCATCTTCGAGTTTAACCTCACCGCCAATTTCGAGTGATGAGATCATAACCTTAGTGCCATCAGCAAGTTGATATTCAGCAAACTCTTGTTTTGCCTCTTCAACTTGAGCCTCCTGAATATTGGACGCCTCTTCAAAGAGTGCCCTAATTTTCATGATTGCTTCTTTTGCGTTCATACATTTTATTTTAAATCCGTAAAACATTGACTATTTATCACTTAAAGTTTAATTATTCTTTTTTGCAACATTGTTACAATAATATTTTAAAAAAAACTTTATAAATATTTGGAATTATAAACTTTAGTTTATATCTTTACTGTACAATTTGAGATTATGATTTACGTTTGTTTTTTCCTCGCTTTGATCGGTGCTTCTCTCTTTCACTTAGATAACAGGAAGTATTACCAAAAGAGATATTATAAAAACCACTAATATGAATAACAAAGAAAACAGAGTTAAAGAACTCAAAGAACAAATGAATTTTGAAGTTGAAAACAACTTTCCAAATGGTGATTTATGGAATCAATTATCAGATGAATTAGATGAGTTAGAAAGAGTGCCAAGTGTTTTTGAGATTGTTTCTCAGATATTAAATTCACCAAAAGAATATTAAAAAAAACCACAAAAATATTTTGGAAATTAAAGAAAAGTTTATATATTTGATCTGTAATTAAAACCACTTATTATGAAACAGTTAATTGAAAGATTCGAAAAACAAAACCTCTCTCTGGTTCTTGAGGAAAGGATTGAGGGTTCAAGACAGTTCCTCGCTAAAGCTGAAAAGATTGTCAGCAAAGCAAGATTCAAAAAACCTGAGTTTTACTACAGGTTCAGAAATCAGGAAAACATGATCAGTTATCTTGAGAGTTACGTTTCCAACCTTGAGAAGATTCAGGAGAGAAGAGAGGAAATGAAGAGAAAGAAAAAAGAGGCTGCCCAAAGTTTTGAGCATGGGTTCTATGTCGGACAGGTGCTCTACGAAAGTTGGGGTTATGAACAAACTAACTTGAGATACTATCAGATTGTTGGTTTCAAAGGTAAATCAGCCATCCTGAGAAAGATCGGAAAAGTTATGGTGAGTGAAAGTTCATGGGCTTCTGGGTTATTTAAACCAGAGATCAATGGTTTCTGTGGTGAGCCTTTTGTGAAAAGAATTGTGCCAAGTGTGGGTTGGAATGGAGAGATAAGTTATCACATTTCAATGGGTGATGTTGTCGGTTCTCTGATGAAACACAAAGAAGGTGAAGAAAATTACTGCAGTTGGTATGCCTGATAAAAGATTTTGAAAACTGCATTTATTATTGTAAATTACAAATATGAAAGAAGATATAGTATACGATGGCAAAGTTTCAAGCAACATCTCAGAATCAGAAAAAAGGGTTCTTGAACTCATTGGTGGTGCTGAGCCTCAAAACGAATCAGAGATTCAACTTCTCAAAGAGATTCAAGAACTGATGAAGTCTGGCAAAGTGGTTGACATACCACAGATGTAATTAACCTTTCTGTTTTGCTAAAAACTTTTTATAGGCGGTCTGATCATGTATTGTGATTTTATCGCCTTTTTGTTCAAATATTAATTTCGGTTTTGATCCGTTATTATCGTAAAGTCTTAGTTCATCAAATACTTTATTTTGAGCCAACTTAGGCACTAAGTTTGAAATTTCCCTGTGCATACTTTTTATATATTCCTCAGGTACAACTCTCCCTGTTCTTTCTCCTCTTTGTCTTGCTCTTTGTAAAGATGTTTCAGTATCTGTAGTTACATAATTCGCTACAACTCTTTTTCCTGCTTCTCTCTGCTCTTCAACCTTTTTTACTATAGATTCATATTTACCATCTCCAACTCCATCGTTTACGATATCATAACCTCTTTTTGCAGCAGTTGCAGTTATTGCTTTTGATAATGTTGAACTCTCTTCATGTACTCTTGCTGCAGCTTGACCTTCACCCCTGTTGATCATCTCTCCGTATTCTGGGATTTTAGCTTTAATAGCATCTGCATCAACAACCATAATCCCCTGAGGCAAAGTCACATCCCCTGAATTTATGATTGAACTTTTACCTGTTGCAGGAGCACCGCCCATGAAATACGAAGTACCTGTATTTGTACTACCATTCTTTAAATAATCATTAATAACCTCTTTATGTAAACCCTGTCTTTCATCTGTGTAAACTCCATCTTTAGAAAATATTTCCTGAGTTCCATATTTAGGAGGCTCAGACAATATTTTATCAACTGATTCTTTTAAAATCTTTGGATCAGAATAATTTACTTTTGGTGCTCCACCTTCTGTACCGCTTCCGCTTCCTTTAGGTCTACCACAATTATCACCCTTGCATCCACTACCTTCACCGCCCATTTCAACCTCCTCCAGAATCCTGTAAATCATTTCCATCATTTCCTCTTCCTTGCTTTTCTTTTGAGCCTTTCCATATTCGAAAATTCCCTCAACAGAAAAACCTCTGACATCACCATTTTTAACTTTTTCCCAAGTTGCATCATCTTCAACCTTAAAACTACCAAACCATGAACCATCTGGGGAATCTTCAAAACCCTTCATTGGCAATATGCCCCTATCTTTATCAGATATAAAACTCTCGAACATAACAACTCCATCAACTTTCTGTGATGGATCATGCATTAGATTTACATTTGCCTGATAGCCTTTTTTGAAAAACTTCTGAGCAATTTTGAAAATAGTGTCCTTGCTAAACATAACATAGTAATCACCATGAGTAGCATCACTCCTAAAAATTGGAGTGTCAGCCAACATGAGAGCACCAGAAATAATTCGCTTGTCCTCAGATACAATTTCAAATTTATATTTTTCTTTAAATGCATTCCAATTTTTTTGGATCGCAGGTCTGTCAACTAATGCCACAAAGTTTACCTCTGCATCATCATTGATGTCCTCATTGATCATTAATTCAAATATTGGTAAATTCATATCTATAAATGTAAGTAATTTTTAAATTTAACTGCTTAACCAAATCTTGCTCTTTGTCTAATTGCCTGTATTCTTTGTTGATTTGTAGTCATATCAGTTTCAATAACATATGCTCTAATTGCCTGATTCCCAAGAGCATTGATTGTGTCCTGATTCAATGCAGTCAAGTTTGCAGTTGGCAATTGTGGGACTAATGGTGCAACTCCCAAAGTTCCTGTACTTCCTCCAAATCCTGAGGTTGAACCATTTTTAAATTTCGCAATTGATAATGCTCCAATTGTTGCAATGCTTGTAGCTGCTCTAAATTTAGCAGCAGCAATATTTGCCGATTTTATTGTAGCACCTCCATCAGGCAAAGCACTCCAAAAAGGATTCGCCAAATAACCTGCTATTTCTCTTTGTGTATCAACTACAACCTTACCAATTGCAAGAGCCTTGTCAAGTATAAAGAATGCATTTGCTGCCTTTTCATTTTGTCCTGCCAATGATGCAAATAATTGTACTGTTGCACCTGCAAATGCCCATCTTGCCTCATATAATCCCTTTTCTGCCTCTTTTAAATCTTCTGCAGCCTTTTTCTCTCTTAGTACTCTTTGATTTGTTGATTCAATTTTTTTACCCTGCAATTCCTCTTCTTTTGCAAATTGATTTGCAAGATATTCATCATCAGCAATAGCCTGATCTTTTGCTGCCTTACTTCTATTTTCTATTGCTTGAAGTTCAAGAGCCATCATTCTGCTTTGTGCTTCTCTTCTTTCATCCTCAAGTTTTTTGAGTCTTTCTTTTTCTTTTAATGCAGCAGCCTCTTTTATTTCAATTAATTTACCCTGATGATTAATCTCAGCAATCTGTATTTCAGTCTGTAAATTTTTAATGTCATTTAATGCTTTTTGAGCAGCCTCACCATCTTTATTTTTTTGTTCATCATAAAATCTTTCCAATGATCTTATTCGACTTCTTCTTGCTGACTGCTCTTCTTCAAATATTGCCTGTTCATTATTCTTTGTGTTTTTTAATCTTGCAATCTGCAATCTGGATTCTCTATCAATAAAGGCTAATTCACCTTCTAATTGTGCTTTTGATCCTTTCTCAATTGCTTTATTTGTTTCCTCTGTCGCTTTTTGTACCTGCTCCTGTGTATCTATATATTCTTTCCATGCAACAATAGCACCAACAACAGCAGTAATAAGTAAACCGATACCAACCTGTGCAGCAGTTCCGAGTGCTTTTATAGCAGGAATAACCTCAACAACTATTTGAGTTTTGAGTGCTTTAAATGCATCTATGCTATCACCTATTGCATTGAGCCCCTGTGATAATGCAAGAGCAGATTGAACCTTTAACAATTGCTGCTCAACCTCTTTTGATTCAATACCAAATAAACCGATTGCACCCTGTACTGCAGAAAATCCACCTGCAACACCAGAAAGTGCATTTGCTAATGCTTTAAACTTTTGATCTGGGTTAAATGCCTGAGTCAACAACTGAGCATCTCCAATCCTATCTCTTAATTCTGCTGCTCTCTTTGCTGCTGCTGCTGCCTCTACAGATGTTGCTCCAAATTTTTCAGATAATAAAGCTACCTGTGCAGTTGCATCTCGCAATTGTTTTTTTAAACTTCCTACACTCTCTGTGGCATTACCGCCAACATTTATATTTAAATTTAATTGTTCAGCCATTAGAATGTTTTTTCAATTGCTTTTAATAAGGAAACTTTTGTTGTTGTATAATCCATAGGGTTATAACCTTCTATTGTATTAATCCTAAAAAGGACACCATCTATCCAGACTAATTTTCCAAAGTCAAGATTATAAATATCCATTGTATTCAATAAAACATTGCAGGTTAATAATTTACTGTCTTTGTCTGTTATCTCAGACATATAATCTGAATAGTATGCATTAAATAGATTAGTAGTTGGATATGTAGTTGCTGTAAAGAAAATCTCTTTTGGTGCTCCAAAATTTATGTCATTAGTTGGACTAAATGGATTGTCCAGATGCCCAACGTAAGTATAAGTAGTTACGTTACTTAATACGTTATTAGCTCCATTTTTAATTTTATACCCTGTCCTTTCTGTTATATATCTTGCCTGAAAAATCCTAATGTTAAAATCCATTGACTCTTCAACTCCACCTGATCCAACTTTATATATAGCAGGATAAATCTTATCAGTACCTGTTGCCTGATATAATGGACTTGCACTAAAAATCACCTCAGTAGTGTCAGTATCTTTAACAAAATCAAATTCAGTATCAAATATCCTATCACCATAACCCTCTGAGTATTTCTTTCTATAGTTTTCATTGTACAAATCATTGTCCTGCTTAAACTTAAATTGATAATATCTGGCATTAATTTCACTCATTGGTTTAATGCTCATTGGTTTTGATCTATCAATTTTGTTTGTCCAATCTTCTGTAGCACCGCTATAAAAATCAATATATGGTTTTATAATTATTTTCTTTTCCTCTACAGGATCATCATAAACATAAAGATTGAGCATTTTGCATATTGACAAAAAGAAGTCTTTCTGAAATATACCCTGTGGCAATTGTTTATCAAACTGAATAGTTTCCCCATAGTTGATAGGTACATCAGTCACAGTTGTTGTATTAACAGCTAAAAATCCTGATGTTATTGAGTATTGAGTTGCAGCAGATGATACCCAAACATCTATAGTATCGTTAGTATTTAATGTTGTATTGTACTCTAACAATAAGTTGAAATATCTGGGCAATGCAAAAACAGGAAATGTTTCTGTAACAACATCCAGACTATTAACCCTAATTGAAATAGTCACATCATAATAACCTCCTAAACCATTAGGCTGAACATCTAAAAACTCGCCATATAATTCAGCCTGTATTGTACATGGCAAAGCTGATGCACCATTGTATCTATATGAACTTCCGACTAATGTGAAATTTCCTGCAGTAACCACAGAAAAATCTGGTAAGTTTTCTGTATTGTATGTTGCAACTACAGCATTTGCAAAAAATGCCTGAGTTGTTGAGTTGGACAAAACCTTTCTATTTGTAGGTATAACAAGTCTGTCAAATAATGAATTACTTAAATATGAAAAGTCCCAAGTATATCCAGATTGAATCCTGATTTTTTCAAGCATTTCTTTAACCTTGTAACAAGGTCTAAAAGCATTGAATTGAAAATCAATTTTATCTGTACTAACATTCCCTATGTCAATTAAGCCATAAAGAATTGGACTCCCAGAAACAGGCACAGATTGATCTGTTATATTTGCTGCAGTCCATGCCTCATTATATTCGCTATAAACAGGATAACCTCCACCAGAAACATTTGCCAAGTCCTCTAATCTTTTGTTTCCTAAAGCTGAAATAAAGCCTCCTAATTCACCGAAAACTGCACATTGATATTCTATAGCTGATCCATCTTTAACGATCTCTAAGAGCCTTAAAACACCTTTAAATATCTGTATTTTATCAATGAATATCCTACAGTTTGCAACCTTAGATGCATTGAAGTTATATCCCACATTAGGCTGATCATTATCTGTGATATTTGCATTTCCTAAATCAAATACAAATCCAAAGATTTTATTATTGTTTGCAGTACCTGTGATATTGATGGTCTTTGAAAAGGAAGTATTTTTACTACCAAAATCCTGAATATCATCAATGGCATACTGAAACTCAGTTGATATTTCATCAACTAAATCCAATCTATTATCTTCAATATAAATCTCTGTAGATATCATCTAAACTGTGAGTTTAAGTATTTACTAACCTCAATGTCTATTTCAAAATTAAATAGTTTGTCTGCATTTTGCACCTTATACTGATAGTTTGTGCTTGAGATTGTTACAGGGAAATATGCACCTTGTACCTCAATATAACATATTGAACTCGCAACCAATTGAGCCAACCATGTGTAATCCTGTTCACTAACCCAGTCAGATATTAAATGGAATCTGTCTTTATGCTGAATTGCATAGTTTAAAGATGTTTCATTATATCTGTTGTAAGCATCCACATTTTTCATCTGGTTGCCTGATAGCTGCCAATCATTTCTCCTATATGAGCTCCTCTGAAACTCGCTGCTTCGCCTATTAACCAAAGCAAATTTCATTGTATCCCAACCTCCGACTCTATTTAGGAAATGCAGGTTATATTGCTTGTATTTAGGATAGCATTTCTGCCTGATCTTTAAAACTCTTGAAACCGCTACACCTCTTTTCAAATAGAAATTATAACCATATGTTGATGAAGTTATTATTGTACTACCTGCCCAATCATTAACATGAGCAGCCTGTAAATTAAAGAGATTCATCTCTCCTGCTAAACTAATGTTCGCACTAACAGTAGTTAAAACCTGTTCTCCTGAATCAACAACCTCAACCCATGCAGAATATGTACCTCCTGTTTTCTTAAAATATGTTGCATAAAAATTGTCCCCATATTCAATTCCTATTTCATCAGTATCTCTTTCTGTTAGCCAATCATCACTAAAATTCTCAATCAAAAGATTATCATAATAGTTAGATAGCACCAATGGAGTGTTATCATTGATTGCAAGAATATCCGCAAACAATGGTGGATAATAATTGTAGCTGCTGAACTCACCAGATGCCATATTTCGAGTGATCGTACCTGTCACCTCCTCGCCTACAGCCACATTATAAGTGACCTTTAATTTGTCATTAGATGCTACCAGAATTGAATTACCAGAAGGCTCAAAGTAGTTTGTAACGTATGCCCTGACAATTGGTGATGCATTAAAAATTCCAACACTACCAGAGGGATCAGGGAAAACCTTTACTGTGCTAACGATATTTCCGTTAACCCTTACATCGTATATAAACTTAAAGTTAGTAGTTCCTGAGTTTGTGGATGTTGAAACAAACCACAAATCATCATGTAGAGATGCATATGCTGCAGGACTATCTGTTATTGTTATTGCCATATTCTTGCCTTATTTGTATTACTATATCTGCTCCCAAAGCTACCTGTAAAGCCTCCTGAAAGTCTTTATTAAATACCTGATTTACTGCTCTGTCAAAATAATATGTTGCCCTTATACCATCTCTTTTAATTGCTGATGCAATCGCAAAACTCAAACTCTTTCGACTTTTTGCAGCATCTACAATATTGGAAAGACTCCTATTCTTTTTTGCCACCTTGCTCAAATCTACCCTATCTGCAGCAATCTTTTTTCTGGCATTTGCTAACCATCTGGCAATCGCATTAGCCATGAAATAGGATGGTCTTTTGCTTTTAAATGTATATTGTCCAGAGTTTCTTTTCGGTTTTGCATCTTTGCCACCTACACCCTTAACACCCTTATTGATAAAATCAAAGTATTTCATTTGCTTTGATCCTATAGGATAACCCACAGACAATTGATATAACTCACCTGTTCTCGCAACCTGTGGTACAGATACATCTGCCAATGCCCCAGATGCTATTGCCCCTGCTTTTTCTAAATTCTTTCTTACTGTATCATTGAACTCCAAACCTGCAGCAAAAAGAATCTGCTCCAATACAGGGAATTTATCAGGATCAATTTTTTGATATTGACCTGAAAACCTGCTCAGAAATCTTTCTCTAACAAATTCTGCCTGTTGTCTATTCACAATTATAAATGAGTTAAATCTGGGAAAATATCTGGCAAAAAAAACCCTGCCTAAAAAGACAGGGTAAACCAACCGCTATGAAAAAAAGCTATTGTAATTGAATTAAAACTTTCTTTAACAACAAATAAGGTACTGTGCTGATATAAGTATGATTTCCAACATGAATCTCTGTATACTCAACACCATCTCTGACATATGGCAGGATTACATCTATATTGCAGAAATATGCCATAACCCTATCCAGATCATCCCAATTAAATTCCATGTCCAAATCTTTGAGCATCTTTGTGGTATCTGTATGATATAAGATTTCTATTTCCATTTATCCGTTCTTTTTAAAATCCCTTTCTGCTTTCAAATATGCCAAAGTATTAAGATAGTGAATTATTGGTAATTCATATGCTTCTGTAACTGTGATATTTTCGTGGTCGGCAACAGTTTTGGTACAATACTGCCATCCATAATATTCAATAAATCGGCTACCGCCTTTTCTGGGTTCGTAATTCCCTGCCTCCCCATCTCCGCTATCAAATAAGCCTTTGAAACCTCCATCCAATTTCTGTAGACATGATAAAAAAAAACAACGGAATGATAAACATCTACAAATCTTGCCTCCAACATATCCTGAGAATATTGCTCATGTTTGGCTGCATCGTATTTGTCAAGCCTCCAACCAAATAAAGTATTTTTCATTGGATGAACTAATGATGCTGCAATTTTATGAAGGTTAGGTATAAGTTCCTGAGCAAATGTTTTGCTTTCAATATATCTGGCTGCATTTATTTTTCTGACATCATAAATGCATTGATACCTGTTTTTATTTATGGTTATGTAGTTAACAGCCTTTCCTGTTATATCTTCATCCAGAAATTTTAGCTTTGCTCTTTCTTTATTATAATCTTCAACAGTCAAAGAGTCAACCTGCATTTCACCCCATCCATTAATGATTGCAATTAATTTACTATCTCTTTCAATAGAGTCTTTTTCCTCTCTTGCTTTTACTATCTGCTGAAACTGAAATACGTTAATATCTTGCCAAGTCATTAATAGTGAATTTTATCATACCATTCCATAAATGCATAATACAAACCTACAGCAACAATAGGAAAACATATCAATAAAGATATAGGAAACCAAATCACCTTAACCAACCACTTGAGTTGAGTCAGTAATGTTGATTGATACCTCTTTGCCCATTGCAGAGAAGATTTTTGTAATAACTGAAAGTCTGGGTGGATTGCCATTTTCAATTCTGTTTATTGAAACAAAGCTGATGCCTGATTTCTCAGCTAATTGTTTCTGGGTTAGATTTTGCTCTTGTCTTGTTTTTCTCAATAGTTCACCGATCATATTTCTATTTGTTTTATAATTTCTCTTTTGGGATTAGTTATTCTTTCAGCTAATCTATCAAATTCCTTCATTGCTTCATCTTCGGATTCAGTTACTTTACAGCATTTTCTTCCAATTTGTTTATGTAGTTCTAACCATACTGTAAATTTTATTCTCCCTAAATAATCTGTTTCTTTTTCAAGTTCTAATTTCATAATAGTGGTTTTTACAAATATAACAAAAGTTTTAATTATAACCTAATTGTTCTTTAACATTATCTTGTTCTCTGTGTCTTGCTCTGTAGCTTTCACCCCTTAATTCAGGTTGTTCTTCCTGTATCTTTTGCCTTGACCTCCTGATTGATTCAGGATTAGACAGCTTACCTTCAGAGAATACTTTAAGCATTTCAAAGGCAGTTGATTTGTCTTTGCCCTGTGTGACTAATTCTCGCCACCATATGTTCGCAATCAATGCCTGATCGTTATCTCTTAAATGCTCTTTATTTGTGAGCAAGTCAATTATGACATCTTTGTTATGCAGTTTCATAAACAGTAGTTATCTTGAATTAATCCAATAATGATTGCACCGATCAATAAAGCTAAAATTAAATTTAAGTTTTCCTTTTTCATGTTGTTAGTTTTTAGGTTTTGCAATGATGAAACTTCCGCAGCAATTCCAGACTTCATATCCTGAGTAAATCTCATTCTCGAAGTTTTCGAATCTATCTCTTGAACTTCCCACAAACCATGCCCCACCAACACCCAAAGTATATTTGGAGTTTTCAACCTGCTTTGCCAACTTGAAATGATCCTGAACCTGTTCGACACAGTCAGTATGACCATTAAAGTCTGATTTAGTTTTGATGAAGATTTTGCCTTCGTTTTTCTTGAGGAAACTTTTGATTGTCGCTAAAGTGATTTTTTTCATAATGGTGATTTTTATATAACAAAGATAAACATAATTTTAAATAAACCAAAAAATTAAGCAGGAATTTGATCCTGCATTTCATGCTCTTTATTTTTAATTGCAAAGTATAAATCCTGAGAAAGATAAGTGCTTTGATATTCTGGCAATTCCTCTAAAATATCAGTTTTAATGATTCTTAATTGAATCTTTACCCCTTTTGAAAAATATCCATAATACTCAAAATGATAACGTTTAGTGAAAACTAAATACCCTTTTTTCTGATAGGTAGATTGCTTTTTTGCAACACTGACAAATTTAACATCATTGCCATTCTTTATGATCCAACAATCACCAAATTTACCTTTTACGATCCTATCTGAAACTATTTGTTTAGTTTCGGCATCAACCAGAATCGAACAATGCTGTTGATCAGAAATAGCTTTTCCAAGTTTTAATTGCTCCTTCAATAAACTCAAATCAGCATCTCTTTCTCTCTTTGCTCGATCTGCTATTTGATCACAAATCCCTCCCCATGAATAATCATCTACACAATTGTAATAATTTTGCATCCGATAATCAGCATTCTTTCTGTACTGATCATCTTCATACCTGCAATGCTCTTCAAATTTAGCTACCTCTTCTGCAGTTGGGAAATACTTGTAAAAATTGTCTTGTTTCATAATAAGTGGTTTTATTTGTACATTAAAGATAAACATATTTTTATATCTACCAAAAAAATAAAGGGGAATTTCTCCCCCTTTTTAAAAATTGTAATCATAATATTTAACAGGATGATTTGAGATTCTCTCTCTGCTGTTCTTTAATATCCTGTGTTCAAAGATGTTTTCAGTCAGGATGAACTCCCACTCTTGTTCCTGTTGATTCACACAATGTCCTGCAAATCCACCTGAAACCCACTCTAATTTCTTAGTCTGTTTTTCAGCTTTGATTTCCTGAACAATGTACTTTGAACCTTTAATTCCAATGATCTTACCCATTGGTTCAACATCTGAATAATAATACTTGTTGATGTACTTTCCGATTTCGCTAACGTTAGGCTTGTTCATAATAGTGGTTTTTTGTGATTGTCATAACGACTACACAAATATAAACCTTTTTTTAATTCCACCAAATATTTTATAAACTTTTTTTTAAAGAAAATTGTATTTTCCAGAACCTGCCTTAAAGTTCATGTTATGCCATGCAAGTGCAAGAGCCATGACACAGTCATCATGGAAACCAGATGGTGCAGAATATTTAACCCCTGTTGGAGTATATTGGTACTCAAAGATTTCTAACTCCTGAGTGATGATCCCCTCAGGAAAACCGATCCTTCCTGTTTGTATGGCAGTCTGTAACCCCATCATCAGTTGCTGTTTGGATTGACTTGTAAACTTAACTCCCTGAATATTAATACCTTGTCTAAGCAAATCTTCATAAATAGGATCACCCACACCTGTGGAGTCAATGACTATTGGTTTTCTGGGTAGGTTTAGAATTTCCTGCTTTGTGCTGCCCCAATCCCTCTGGAAACGTTTTAGAAGGCTAACATTGCCATTTTGATCCAAACCAATAATAACAGTCCAATCCACAGACTTAGCCAAATCTATGCCAAAATAAAGAGGCTCAGAGGCACTCATTGGTTTTGTGCATTGCTTTATGAACTGACTACCAAATGGATTGGAGGCATTCTCCATAGGATTCGCCATATACTCCTGCTCAAATACTGCAGGGGGAAGTTGCGTTCTGGCATCATCTATTTCCTCTGGATTGATATGAGGGTTATCATATGTAGTGAATTTGAAACTCTGCCAACCATTTTCCCCTGACTTCATGTACAGGGAATAGAAGTAATTCTGCCCTTTGGGAGTTGACAGGAATATTGCTTTACCTCTGAAATCTGTGAGGGTAGGTCTGATGGCATTCAGCCAACCATGTTCAAGATTAGGAATGTATGATGCCTCATCAATAATAGCCATGTGGAATTTCTGTCCCCTCAAATTATCTAACCTCTCACCTGTAAAGAACCTGATTGATCCACCTGAAAAAAAATTAAAGACTAAATCTGACTTATTCCCTGATGCAATAACAGCATCTAACCTGTTCCCTATTTCCTCATAAAAGATTTTTGCTAAACCATATGTAGGAGTGATATAAGCTACAAGTTTTCCATGCAGGGCATTCTCAATTGCTAATGACTGACTGATTACACTCTTCCCCCACCTTCTACCACACATTAAAACAATGAACCTCGCATCACAGTCCAGAACTTTCTGTTGAGTCTGATGTGCTATCGGCAGCCACAGGTCTATCTGGTTTATTTCCGTATTTGACAACTATTTCAGTTTTTACTTTATCGTTGTTTTCGTTCTTTGTACCATCTGACCATTGATTCCTAAATCTGTTAATCATGTTCAGCCTCCATATCCTATCATTAAAAAATGGTATCTCATTGATCATCCCCATTCTCCCAACTTTCTCCCACCATGCCATTGATTTTGCAGTCCCTATATGTTTGGCATCGGAAAATTCTTTGTGCACTTTCGCCCATTCGTACAAAGTATCAATATGAACCTCCACAATTCCTGCAAATGAATCAAAGGAATAACCCTCTGCCATGTGCTCAATTAGCATATTGCAGAAGTCCTCTTTGTACTTTGTAGGTCTACCTACCTTGTCCCCTATATGTTCTTTCTTTTCTGTCATGTTTATTAAAGGCTCTTTTTGCCTTTCCCTTTTTACGTTTGCCAAAGGTAACTTTTATTTTATCTGCTGATCCTTTTTTCATCTTACATCAATTGATAAATCTTTGACCATTCTGTAGGTAATGATACCTGTTTGTGTACCCTATACCCTAACTGCAAAAAGAACTCATCCCAATCTTTTTGATCTTTTACGTTTATATGCCCCCACATTTCATCATTAAAAGTTTCTACACTTGTACTGCTGAACAGAATCCATATTGGATTGATCTGCTGAAAAATGCCTTTTATTTCATCATCAGTCATGTGTTCTGCTGTTTCAATGAACATGAGAATATCTGTTTTGGGCAGTTTGGTAACTAACTTTAATTCAGGTAAATTTTTCTTTAAATAGTCTTTATGGCTCTTAAACTTCTCGAATGCATAAACTTTGAATCCATGATCAATTGCTGCTTTACTGTATGCTCCGACTCCGCAACCATAATCCAGAATACTCGCACCATATCCATTGAGTTGAGCAACTGTATTTCTTGCCAAGTCCATGAATGCAGGATTATCTAAGCTAACCCCCATTTTTAATTCTGTTTCCAGAAATTCTTTGTCAGTACATTTTGCCATAAATATCTATAAACCTCCTGTGGGTTTCTTTTAATAACTCTGTGTATTCCTTTTTGTCACCATACTTTTCATGGCACATCCTACAGACTGCCATCAGGTTTTCGATCGTGTCTTTATCTTTGCTGCCACCCATACCCCTACAATCAATATGGTGAATGTCAACAGCTTTATTACCGCATACTTCACAGCCAATGAAATCATCAACTCCATAACCAAAATATTTCATGTATATCTGTGTATGTTTTTTCATAATGTACCATCTTGCATTGGGATATCCTCTTTGTCATCTATCTTTCTGTACTTTTCATGCCAAACAGTATTTGTCAAAATTATACTTTTATTTACAATTTCATCTTCTGTGTCAGCAGGATAAAGTAAATGCAGACATTCATGGAGCAGTATCTCTAATGCCTTTTTCCCTTTTAAAGTTGCATCCAACTCAACAAAACCAGAACTGTCTGAGAATCCCCAGACTTTATGTTTGCCAAGTTTGCGATATTTAACTTTAATTCTGTTCACCTTTCATTTCCAATAAATCTGGTCTTTCTAAATCTGACAAATCTATTTTATGATTACCTCTCACCTTTGCCAATGCTCTTCTATAAATTTCCTCTTTCCTGTACAACTCCTGCATTTTCTTAATCAAATACACTTCCTGTTCTTCAATGCTCATTTTATTTATTTTTTTAGGTAACATTATTTGTCAGTTTTTCTGTGAAATTTAAAACAGGTTTTACATTGATATACAATTTTCTTAATTCCTGATGCTGTTGTTTTTCTCTGCTGAATGATTAGATCATCTGATCCACATTCAGGGCAACTTCCTCTGTCAGCACCAAATATAACTCCATAATGACTTTTCGGTTCAATATGGTTATTTAAATGCTTAAAAACCTTTTCTAAAAGTACCACATCCTGTTTGCAATACTTTAACATTTTACCCATTGCAATACTATCGTTATCCAGAAGTATTGATTTCCACAGATCAAACTCAGTCTTTATCTTTTTACCTATGCCTAAATAACTCGCAATGTAGTTGAGCCTATTGGAGTTAAATCTAAATTTTGACCTTGCAATTTTCAAAGTATCAATAGTTGTATATGTTGGAAACATATCAATACCATGAAATAAACATCTCGTTCTAATCCATGCCAAATCAAATTTATCTCCGTTATGCCCAACTAATTCAGTTGCCTGATTAGATACCTCAATGAACTGCTGCAGCATTTTTTTATCATCCTGCTTCCTGTCCCAATTCAATCCATAAACTTCCTTTTCATCTTCCCACTTATAACAAATACAAATGATTGCTCTTTCTTTTATTATGTTTGAGTAATCTATCTGTTGTTTATAACCTGCTGACCAAAACAAACCCAAATTGGGTGAAGTTTCGATATCAAAAAATAACCGCCTACGTTTTGTCGGCATATGGAATGTATTTTGTTTTGCCATTCTCTTTAATGGCTCTCAAAATCTGTTTCCTCTGCTGCCCATTTGATTTGTAACTAACATGAACCCAATCAGGTTCAGTATTATTTCCAAATTCGTAAATAAGCTGATCAAAGTTAAGTTTTTCTTTTATAAAATTAAATATTTCTTTATTACTTAATTGTGTGCCTTGCATATCTATATCAATCGCCTCACCTGTACTATGCTGTGATTTTGTTGCACCTCCAATAGCTGCATTCAATGATTGACTTCTATAACCTGAACTAATCCTGATAGGTTGTCTAAAATTTGATCGAATAGGTTCAAAAACATTTTCTGCCAACTTTTTAAGGTTAGCAATATGTTCCTCAGTTGGCATATTTGAAATGCCTCTTCTCTTAGCTGATTCTGATCTAATGACCTCAGCTAATTCTAAATGTTCGCTGAGTTTCATTTCTTAAATATTTTTTCTGCTGTTGTTAATCCTAAAAATCCTGCTCCTATAAATGCCAATGAAGTAACTAATACATCCCCACCTCTGTGAAATAACTCAGCACAAAGACTGACTGTGCAGAGAAATCCGCACAATCGCTTCATGCTCAATCTGTTATTATCTTCTGTAAAGAATTGCCTCATTTCTTTTTTTCGCCTTTAATCTTATAAAGATTATAAACTATTGTAGTTAAACCCACTCCAATTGTCACTATGTTACCCATCTCACTCAGGGTGATATTCGCAAATATATTTGTTAGGATTGTGGCAAAGCACATTCCGATACTATTTTTGTCCATCTTTTATTTCTTGTAATTTTTTTTGAGCCCATTCAATTCCTGCCTGACCGCCCCATGCATCAACAGCCAAACCTCCGCAACCTTTCGAATATGGTACATCTTTATACTGCAGATGCCTTGCAAAGGCTGCCATTCTCGCTATCGTATCCCTCGTTATGTTTTCTTTTCTTGCTAATTGGTATGCTCTGGCTTTGCCTACAGGAGTTAGGCATGATCCCCATCCATTTTTTTCTGCCCAATCTATTGCTCTTTTTGCTGCGTTAACTGCGGATTGTGGATAGTCATTGTAACTGTCTGCCATTGCAACCCTGATTGCTGCCCATGCTCTGTGTGCTTTTTCCTCTGAATCGTAAATACATGATCCGTTACCAATTCTGTATTTTCCATTTGAGCATTTTATAACAGGCATTTAGATCAGTTTACTATAAATGCTGTTTCTTTTAATATTTATCTCTTTGAAATTGTAATTCTTTTGGCAGTATTCAAAAAGCTGCTGCCCTAACTCCACTCGCATCTGTGGATCGTTTAACAAATTCTTTATATGCTTATACCAATCAGATTGTTTTTTAACGTATAAGACAGGCAGGTTTTTATAAGGATCAACATCAGATACTATAGCAGGATTTTTCTTTGCTGCAGTTTCCAAAACCTTTAGATTGCTTTTCATTCCGTTAAACTTTGACTCAACCAAAGGAATCAAACTAACGTCAGAATCTGCATAGGCAGCCATATATCTCTCAATTGGTGCATATCTGTAAATGTGAGTGTCAAGTTTCCTACCTGCTGAGAAATAATAGTACATATTATTCCAGACTTCGCCTTCGCTTTCATTATAACCTGCAATGACCATTTTTACATTATCACCAATTAATCTCTTTACAGGTTCTTTAATGATCTTTAAATCCTTTTCATGTGTTCCTGATCCTGACCAGAACAACCTAAGTTTATCAGATTCGATTTTATTATCAAGAAACTGCTCCTCTCCATATGGTAAAGCATTGGGCAAAATTTCTACATTCTGATTGTATTGATAAATACCATCTGCAAGTCTTTCATGTGTACAGGTACATAGGTCTGCAATCTTTATGTATTGTATTATTTTATCAGTTATATTATTTGCCTCGTATCTATTGTATAGTATATGAGTTGGATCAAGTTGCCAATAATCATCATTGTCAACCACTAATTTAAAACCATATTTATTTCGCCAATCAATTATCTGCTGAATACTTATATCAGCCAAGAACCTATTCATAACGAATATATCAAATCCCTGACTAACTATTTCCTCACTTAGTGTGTCAGTTACCAAACAATAATCTTTCTGCATATGCACCAAAGGCAGCATGATTCTGTGATATCCTACACCTGAAAACTTTGAGGTTATTGCAAGTATTCTCATTTCTTTGGTCTGCCTTTCTTTTTAGGTTGTATAACTTCCTGTACATCAGATTGTACAATTGGCAAATCTTGAACCTGCTCCTGTGGCAAACTTAGATAATAACTATATAGTCTTTTGAGCATATCCATAACGCAACTGCTGCACCATTTAGTCAAAACAAAGTTTGGATCAAGATAGAGTTTATAAATATGTTCATACATATTTAGTAGTTGAATATCTAAATTTCTTACATACCCATTTTGGACTGTATGGAAATTTCCTATATGTTCCTCCAAATTGATCAAATCTATGTATTTCAACAAAGAATATTGAAAACATTAAAGCTGCAATAATTATCATTTTCTTATAAGTTTTTTTAATTCGTTTTTAGTCTGGTTTAAAGTTCTTATTATGCTCATATATGGAATCCCTGTCTGTCTGCTCAACTCCTTTGCGTTACATTTGAACTCAAAAGCATAGAGCCTTAATATTTCCTTTTGATACCAATATAATCCCTCAATATGCTGCATAACATTTTCTGAAACATCAACCTCCTGTTCATCAATCTTTTCTATTGGATGCCACTCTACAAAATCCCTGTATTTTTTAAAGAACTTTTTATCAGTTGACTGAACCAGATTCAGCATGATTCTTACCATGTAAAATCTGATCTGTTTTCTTTCATACAACTCAATAACTTTCTGATCTTCAAGTTCAGCCAAAATCAGAAATACTTCACTTTTCAAATCATCCTGCAACTCTACAGGGTGCATTTTCTTAATAGCCTGATTCACCTCATCGCTATTCCACAGCTCAGTTAAGATTCCGTTTTTGTCCATTTGATCAAAATTGGATTTTTACCTTGCTGTGTACATATGTATGCTATCCCTCCGCAATCAATAACATCGTTCAGTCTTTCAATTTGTTCTTTGCTTAATCTATCCCCTATTTTTTTAACCTCTATTGCAACATATAATCCTAATTGGTTATACCCTTGCAAGTCTGCCCATCCTTTCTCTATTGTTCCTTTTCGCCTCCTGACAGGTATATTGTTGACTCTGTTCAACCTCATACCCAATCTTTCCCCTTCTGCCTTCGCCCATTTTGTAAGGTCTGATGCAGTCAGTTCTTTGGATGATTCCGCAATGTGGGCAGTCTGTTTTACCTGTTTTGCCATTATGAATCGTAACTGTATAAAATTTAAAACAATGTTTACACTTCATAAAGTTAGATTAATTTATTGAAATATTCAGCAACTGCCATTCTCCTACAGGCTAACTCCATCTGTTCATCATCTTCTAAAAATTCATTCATTTCTTTTCTTTCTTTGTGGGATGCATATTGATATTGTTTTCTAATTGCCTCCTCTGTTCTTTTTAAAGTACCTTCAAAGTCAGTAACTATTCCTCTTTTGTGGATAATATTAAAGCATTTTAAACCCATAAAAATATGATTCCAATCTTTATGCTTTTTGTATATCTCCAAACTTGTATTAAGTATTTCATCATCAGATATCTGTGGAGCAGCTATTTGTTTTGCAGGTTCTGGTTTCTCTCCTATGTAGTTTTTATATGCCCACCTCGCATATGATGTCATTAATCTGGAAAGATACAATGCTGAAAAGTTCTGATATGTTTCAGGGTTTTCATCCAACTTGTTTTTTATCATCAGATCAAATGCTAATTTAAACTCTCCTATTGGTAAGTTAGCATAATCAACTTTCATCATTCTTGCCATGTACTTCATTTCAAATTCAGAAGGCAGCCTATCATCCTTAATTCCCAAAAGGATCATTGACTGTGTTAGGATTTCATAAATTTCCTCAGTTGATGAATCCGCTAACCTCGTTGTCTTTTTCGCTGCTGAGATTAGCTGTGAGTTTGTTATACCATTCTGCATATTTCTCAATTTTCGTTTTAGGTGATTTAAAGTTATTGTTAAAATTAGAGTTATTAATCCAAACCGCCAACATTTTTTGTTTCCAATTTTTTACAGGCTTACCTTTTGAATCATGCCAATTAGCAGTTTCATAATATTCAAATGCTTGTTTTGCTTTTTCAACTGTACTTCCTTTTTCAAGAAAGTAATCTTCAACTTCTGAAATTGTAGGTTTTACATTCTTTTTATTTCTATTTATATTTTCATTTGTATTTTCATTTTCATTTTCCATATGCTTAGGCATATGCTGTTGCATATGCTCAGGCATATGCTTAGTTTTTGCATTATTTCTCCTCGAATTTGTATAATTTGACCTCTTTTCTGATTCATCATGCATTCTCTTATTTACATAATGACCATCTATTAAATCAAATTTTTCATATACATCTTGTACATATGCTTTACATATGCTTAGCATATCCTTTTCTGTTAGCTTACCTTTTTGATGTTGTAAACATAGTAATCTAATGTACATACCTACCTCATCATTAGTCATTGAGAATGTACCGCTAAGAAAATCACTTGTATAAAATAATACTGCAGGATCTTTTGCCATAAATTTAAAATCCCTGAAGGGATTGGAAAGGCAGTTCCGCACCCATCAGGGAAGTGAGTATGTTCATATAGAAGGCTGCCTCCTTCATACCACAAATATACAAATATTTATATCAATTGCAACTTAGAATCTATTAATATTTTTGCCTGACTGAATTTTTCAGCAAACAATTCATCAACATCAACTAAATTTTTGCAGGTCTTAATACTGTGCAGGACAGTTGTATGATGTGCTCCTGTACTAACGTGCTCACCTATATCCTTTAAAGTTAAGTCTGTATATTGCCTTAAAAAGTAAACTGCACAATGCCTCGCATCCTTTACTCTTTGCCTTCTGGATGCTTCCTGACAATTAGTATTAAATACCTCATTAACGATTGATATAATTTCATCTGCAGGTCTGCGTTTATGCCTTGCAACTCTTTCAATCACAGGAAACTGATCAAGCAATTTTTCAAGTTTGCTAATCATTTCGTAGTGATCTTTAATGAGAGTTTGTATAGATAATCTCGTAATATTTTGTTCTTGTTTCAAAATGGTAAGTCCTCCTTTGCCTCTTTTGTTTTTTCATAAATTACATAGAAATCATTTCCGTATTTATCCTTTTTACTGCTCTGGAAACAAACATATTTTTTATATGAGTCACCATCTTTAAAAGCAAGTTCAAGAAATTCTCCTTTTTTGCCTTGTTTCTTTGTCAAGTAAATACCCTTAGCGAAGTTCGGTTTCTGTGAGTTCTGATCCATCTGTTATTTGATTTAAAAATTTAGCTTCCTTTGTTGGGTTCATATCCCAATTGTCTAATGTAGTCATCAATTCCTGAAATCTATCTTCTGAATACCAGATATGATGGTAGATTTTAGCAACAATGACCATTCTTTCCTGTGGGGGGAGTTGCTGATAAGAGTTCATAATATTTGCATTTTTGCTTTTTCGTAAGAGATTAAAGTTCTGATGGCATCTATCTGGTGAACAGATGCTGAGTTGCATCTTTCAAATCCTGTTTTTAGCCTATTCCAATCCTTTGCCTTAGCCTTTATCATCATATTAAAGGTTGATGCTGAGAATTTATCCAATAGTTCAAGGTTGACTTTACATTCGATATCTACAACTTCATCAATTTTATATTGGCATTCAGTCAGGTACTGCCCTGATCTTGTCATTAAAATTGTCAGGTTATTTAATCTATCAATAAGTTCCTCAATTTCTTTTGGCATAGGCTGCTCAAGATATTTGATCATCCTTTGGTAGTGCTCATTGTACTTCTCTAACATTCTTTAAAGTTTTTTTAATATCTGATTGTGAGTAATTTAAACCCATGCTGATTCTGTCCTGATCTTGAATCTGATTCATGTTAAGGTTAATCAGAGCCTTTTCATATTCAGCCTTTGTTTTAATGCTGCTAATCCTGACTGCCAATTGCTCCTTTTGTCTTTCCTCATATGTTGTAGTTTCTAAAAGAGTTAGCAAATACATTCTGCCTTCCTCGTCTATTTCCTCAACTCTATTAACTGCCTTCTGGACTTCATCAGCAGATGCAATGCCTGTATCAATTCCGATATTAGCCATTGCACAGGCTCTGCCTACAGCAGATGTTTCTGCATTTTCCAGAGCAGATGTATGATTAACTTCTCTGTAATTGTCTGATTCAATTTCCTGTGCAAGTCCTGTATAAATGTAATCTCTCTCAGCTCCATGAATGGTTAGAGTTGCTTTTACAACCCACATTTTACGTTCTGGATAATACTGATAATCTGATTGAATGTTGTACTCATAATTTTCATTGAGCCATTTGATTCTTTCGTGGACAGGTACATAGTCCTTGCCTTTGATTTTTACTGTGTTCATTTTATGTTGTTTTAAGTGATTTATTAATTCCCCAATAAGCACCTGCAAAAAATATGTCTGTTATATCCAATGAATTTAATTCATGTTCAAATATAGCAGCAACAGTATTTTCTGTTTGCACTTCAAATGTAACTTTATCTTTAAATTGATTTTGAATATATTCCTGTGCTGAAACAGGAATGTAAAGTCTATTGGTTTTCATATATGCTATTGTTTAAGATGATACAAAGAGAGTCCAATGCATTTTGTGAAATAACTTTCAGGTAATGATGAAACGGAAGTTGCCCAAGATCATGATCTACAAAATATCCTATTGGAGTTTTGTAAACATAGGCAATGTCATTGTCTTTAATTAATCTGAGAAGTTCTCGTTCTGTTAGGAAACAGTTGATGTAATCACCTCCTATAAGATGATAAACATCTGATTTGATGTGTTTGAGTTGCATAATAAGTGGTTTAGATTTCAAATATAAACCCTTTTTTATAATCTGCAAAATTTATTTTGAGCCGATTGTGGCTCATATTCGGCTCATTTGTAGCTCAAAAAATAGGAAATATGAGCTACAATGTATATTATAAAGGATAATAAGTCGAATTAATGTGCATTTTATAACACTTTATGTTGAATTTTCATGGTTAATTCGGCATAATTGCGAATAAAGTGCAACAGATTACACTTTAAAAAAGAAACCCCCTGTACTTACAGAGGGAATCTTAACCACCTATTACGAATTGCAAAGTAAGCAATTAAACCTAACACTAAAATATAAAACCATCGTTTAAATTTCCTCAGGCTTTCCACCTTTTCCTCAGAGCTGATTAAATCTTTCTTTAATTTCTCAATCTCTTTATTATGCTTTTCTTCATGCATCTCAAAGTCCTTAATATAGCTTTCCATCTCTTTTTGATGTGCCTTTTTTAAAGATTCAATTTTAGCAGTATTTTCCTGCGTTTTAATGACCTCTTTTGTTTTGGTGATAGTTTGTACAGGAGGGCAGACAAAAGTGAAATTTGAGTCCTTAAAATGAATTACAACAGTATCTGGTAAAGATTGTACTGTATCAATAATTAAAACCTCTTTTATTTCCTCTTTAACAGGGAATTTTTCTGCACAGGTTTCCGCAAGTTTTCTTTCAGAAAGGCATCCTGTTAAAAACAGACTACAGATCAACAGATTCCTCATCTTGCTTAAATTCAACTCCTGTTAACCATCCCTGCAAATACACATGAATTTCTAAACCTTCTGGGTTGAGTACCTCAATAGGTTTAAATTCAATTTCTTTTTCGTTAAGTTCTTTGAGTTTTTGATTAATCTTTTTTGCAGCATCCTTAGTAAACTTATAACCACTTTTTTCATCTGTAATTAAATTACCTTTATCATCTACAGATGCATTATCCAATCTAATCTCTTCAATACCTTCCTGATATTTATCAATAGAAGGTTTTAATTTTTCATAGATTTTGAA